ATCTATAAACATTTTCTGAAACATAGCCATATCTATTTGTTGCTTTTACATAAATATAATTAATATTTCCTAAATCCTTTAATATTTTCACTCGTGTATTTGGTAAATAATAATATCTTGTTCCAGTTAAGTTAGAATTAGAATATATTATTGTATTGCTTTTAAATCTTTTGTATTGCCCTGTTAAATTTACTCCTGATACTGTTATCGTTCTAAATGCTGAATTATCTACATAAGCATATCTACCAGTTGCTGGCACATATATTCTATCTACTGTGCTTGATACATTTTGTAATATCTTAATTTTCGTATTCTTTAAATATGTATATCTTGTACCTGTTAAATTCGAATTAGAGTATAATGTAGTTGTTGACTTTAATTTTTTATATTGCCCTACTGTATTACTTATAGGCTGTACGTTACTATCTGTTAAATAATCACTAGATACCCACTCATTTGTTCCAATGTTACTCCACTTTGAACTTTCTTTGTAAACTGTTACTTTATCTCCGTTATATTTTCTGCCTACAACATTATAGCTTGTCCCTGGTCCAGAACGTACATTCAATGAAGTATTTACTTTTACATATCTATTGTAAGTTGCTGTTACTACGTTTGCGTTATCTTCTTTTGTATCTGTTCTATCGTTTTTGAATGCAAAGAATCCGCTATAATTTGCATAAGCTCTAAATGTTTCCTTTTCTACATATACTGTATTTCCTTCAACTGTTGCCTTACCACGTCTTGTAGATAAGTTGAATTTACCTGAATACAAGTATGGGTCATATATCTTTAATCTATCTCCACTATCACATTGTCCATTTTCGTTAGTATCTTCATAGCCATATATTAATATGAAGTGTCCTCCTGTTGTAAATAGACCGTTTCCACAAGCTGATATTACCATATAGTTTTCTTCTAGCAAGTCACACACATCATTTAATCTTTGCACTTCTTTATAGCCTATATCAAACACATCTGCTGTCCATCTAAATGCACTCCAATATGTTCCGTTGTTAGCACTTCTAAATCCATATTGCACATATAAATCTGCCATTTCGGTTGGTAATATTGTTCCTTTTATTGAACTAACTACCATTGCACTACAAGTTGGTCCACATGCACTTGACCCCATTGTTTGACTTGAATTTCCTGTGCTTGTATATAGCTTATTCTTCCATCTACTATCTATTTGAGAATAATATGTAAGCCCTGTATATTGTCCTAGGCTTACGCTTGGCAATTCACTAGAGCCATTGTAAGCTATCTCTCCTTGTAGTTCAAAAGCTTCACTTTCTGTCTCTTGTTCTTCTAATGTTTTTTCATCTTCTATGTACGCTTCTGGTATTTCTTTTGTAGACTGATTTTCTTCTATTATACTTACTACTGTTTCTACTCCTTCGCTGATTTTGTCTACGTCATCTTGTGTGTATTCTATACCAAAGAATACTCCTGCTAATGCTAATACAATTGTTACAACTGCTGTTATTATTAGTTTCTTGTTTTTCATTATATTTTACCTCCCTCTATCATTACTCTTGTCCACTTGTCATGTATGTAACTATTTCCTTGTAGGTCTTTTACATAGTGGTCATACACTTCACAAGCTCTTTTTGTTTGCACATCGTCTTTTTCAATGCCATTTTCTACATCTGCTAAAAAGTTTACTAGAAAATTCATGCATTCGTTTTTATCTATCTTTTTAATGTATTTATTCGTGTCATCCATTTTATTATCAAGTGGCTCTAATATTTCACTTAATTTCTTTTGTATTGCTTTCTCGGCTGGCTTTTTAGCATTTATTACGCAATTTATTATTACTGATATTGCATTTAGGAAGCCTGCTGTTGTTAAAACTATTTCTATCACTTTCAACTCTTCTCACCTCCTATGCCGTACGCTTCCACATATAACATGTGATATATGGTTGTAAGTTGTTGTGAGCTTTTCCTCCACCAGTATTATCCATAGCACTTTTAACATCTTTACAAGGTCCACTTGTAGCTTTAATAACAGTTTCATTAGCTATTAATCCATAACCATTTATACTACCAGTACTATCTCTACCTCTTAAAACATGTTTATGAGATGGTATTTGGTCTACAGTTAACGTATGAGTTTTAACTCCACCAGTTTTTTCAACTGAGGCAAATTCTGTTTGAGATGTATCTATTCCTACTGGTACTCTTCCTGTACCCCAAGCAACCCATGTTCCTCCAAATAAAGAACTTGGATTTGTACTTTTTACACTTAGATATATTGAACCGACAGGGTAAATTAAACTAAATATATTTTTATTGTTTTTATAAATATCTCCATTTACATTTAAATAATTGTTTCCATTTTTATCTTTTCCGTAATCAAAACAAGGTTCTCCTTCTTTGACAGTTTGAGAATAAGTTACACTTGATAATTTATCGTTATAACATAATTCAAAAATATAGTTCTTTTTGTAGTTAAATCCAGTTCCAAGTGAAATTTCTTGTAAAGATGTACCGTTGCCACTAAAATATGTGTTTCCTGTACCATATTTAAAACCAGTATTTAAAACTAAACTTGTCCAAGCTGACCAAGTTGAAGAGCCTGCTTCTCTATATCTCCATTTAATTCCTAGTGTATTAAATTTAGTTTTAGCTGTATCAAAATAGCCATTGTAGAAATTTCCTGAAAAGCTTAAGCTTACTCCTCCGCCGTGTTGGAGTTGTTCTTCTAAACTCTGCATTTATTGTTAAGGGAATATATGGTACTACTGTAAAATCTCCATTTGCTTGATTTAAAATTTTATAATCACTCATTTTATCTCTTGTATCTACCAAGCAAATCTTAAATTGTTCTAATGTATTATTTTCATAAGTCTTTGTGCCTGTTACAGTTGTTGTAGCACCACTTGTTGTTTTTGTAGCAGGTATATCATATATATTTCTTTCTCTTAATTTACTAAAACCTGCGTAATTTAAACATCTACCTGTTACACTTAGTTTTACTGTTGATTTATAATTTACTAATCTTTTATTACTTCCTGTTAATGCTACTGTTGTTGCATTTGTATCTATTGCTGTTGCACTATCAATTACAGGGTGCGAACTTTCTGGAACACTTATTGTCATTGTTGTTGTTTTTGTTCCTATTTTTGTGTCTCCTGAATATGTATCGCAAGTTATTGTTACTGTTCCTGTTTGACTGTTTGGAATTTTCTGATAAAAGCTTGCTGGTACTGTCCAGCCTAAGCTTGTACTACCTGTTTTTGTTGCTATTGTTCCACTTAAACCACTGAAACTATATGTAACTGTGTGAGTAAATCCTGAACTCGCCCTGTTTATAATAATGATTGAAGAACTTCCTATGCTTGCGTCTGTTGCTGATATTGAACTTGCTCTTGGGATTGTTGTTAGCTCTGCCGTGCCACTAGCACTACCCCAAGCAGGACCCCAACCATTACCATCAGGCAAATCACAATCAGCACTTATAGTAATGGACTTTCTTCCGTCTGCGTCGTGCGTTATTGTTTTCGAGCCACTAACTAATGCTACTGTTACTCCTGAACTTAAATTTACTGATTTTGTTGCTGTAAATTCTGTTCCATCTATTACTAATTTTTGAGATAATCCACTAGCATGCGCTGTATGTTTTGAACAATATATATATGCTGTAGCACTTACTGTTGTTTGGTTAGTACTTGTATAATTTGAGTTCATGCTTTCTGACCAGTCTATAAAAAACGAATAACTATCTGACCTCTGCGATACGCTACCATTTATTCTTGCCATTTTTTTCTCCTTTCTATAGAGTAAATGCCCCTGTTCCTTTTCCACCTAAGACGGGATTTACATAGTCTTCAAATCTACAGTTTGCCCCTATTGTCAAGTATTTTTCTACTGTCATATTCTTGCTTTTAACAATAGTTTCGTCTGTTTCTTCATCGTAACCAGCGAATAAAAGTATTTCTTCACTAGAGCCTGTTGCGTCAACGACTTTCATTCCTTTTTCGTTAAAATTTCCTTTTGTCTTTGCATTTGTTTTTTCTATTGTTAATCCGTTCTCATCGAAAGTTCCGCACGTTGTTGTAACTTTTGTTACACTTCCGTCCGTTAATTTAGTGTTTATTTCTGTCTTTGTATATGTGTCTGTTTGGATTCTTTCGACACTATTTTGTAACGTAATTACATCACTTTTAGGTGCATAATCGCCAAATTTCTGCTTGATTTCGGTATAGTTATTAGCAACTGTTGTTTGTGTTTGACTCACAGTTTGCTTAATTGAATCAATCTCTATTTTTTGCTCCGCCGTTTTTTCTTGTGCAAGAACAGCGTTCTCATTTGCTGTGTTTAAACTCTTTGCTAGAATCGGCGTAGTGTCTGTTGTTGTGTCGTCTGACCAAGTTATATGAGACCTTGTCCAAATATACTTTCCAGATTCCCACGCGTCTTGCGTATTCTTCCAAGCTCCACCAGTTTGAGTTGTGTTGCTAGTAGATAAGTAATATTGGTCTTGTATTGATTTAATTCCTTTGCCTGTTGCACCTGTATCACCTTTTTCTCCGTCTTTTCCATCTACTCCATCTTTACCGTCTTTACCATTTGTTCCATCTTTGCCATCAGTTCCACTAGCTCCTGTTTCCCCTTTTGCTCCTTGTATGCAAGTCGCTTTTGATTCTTTTGTTGTTCCATCAGAATATGTTGTAACAGTCTTTTGCCACATATATTTTCCTGCTTGCCATTCTGGGGCAGTTTCACTCCATCCAGCTGTCGGTGGAGTAGTTAAAGTATCTCCTAAGGCATATTGAACTTGTACTTTATTTACTGTTGTTTTTTCAAGTGATGATACTTTTGTAGTTAATCCATTTACGTCTTGCTCTGTTTTGGTTATCTTTTGAGAATTTTCTGTTGTTTCTTCGGTTAATCTTGTTATCTTTCCATCTATTTGATTAATATTTGATTCTACTCTTCTGTTTATAGTTTTTTGTGAAGGTATTCTTCTGGTAGTTTCTTCTTTTGCTTTACATTGTATTTTGCTTTCAATATTTGCAATCCAACGTCCTGAAAATTGCATTGAACCTTGATATATTACATTTTTGCCATCTATAACAACAATATCTCCTGTATCCAGTGCTGGGTCTATTATGCTTTCGCCCTCGAAGCTGTAAAATTCTAAATCTTTTAAAGCATTGTAAATATTATCAATTTGCTCTTGATCAACTATGTACATATTGTCTTGGCTGATATAAACTGTATTGCCTGTTGTATCTCCTTTTTCAAATAGTTGTGTCCCATCATCATACCTTACACGTGTTATTTTAAATTTTTCTCCCCATTTGAAGGTTTTGAATAACTTTAATGGCAATGTAGCCGAACTTTCTCCAATTGTTTTTATATATAGTTTTCCATCTCTACCTATTACTGCTATTCCACCAGCTTGTTCTGCTATATAGCTTAAATAAGTTCTTGCTGATACTGTATTGTCGTACACTGCTATTTCCTTATTCATATTTAAAAAAGAAGTAGAACCGAAGTTCTACTCCTGCTTTCGTACACAAGTCTTGTAGTACTTGTACTATTTTTGCTTTTCCATTGTTGTTATCTATTAGCATTTTTCCATTATAATTAAATTCAAATTTAATCATATTATCACGTAGTTTTAATGTTACCGTATAATCATCATCTTTACTTATTTCATCTACGTTAAATATTCCGATTGGTACTATTTCGCCTGTTATTCCACTTTTTATTTCTATTTTATTTATAGTTGATGGTACTACTGATTTATATAATTTTAGTTCTATGCTTTGTGCTTCTACACATCCCAAGGCAAACTCATCACTTGAGAATGCTTTTCTTGAAGGTTTACAGTCTAATACATATTTAGAATTTATTTCTTCATCATTTATATATACTTTTAATAAATGAGTCACATTGTATACTTTAGACTTATAGTTATTACTTGTACTATACATTAACTATTTGCCCCCTCTACTGCTGTTTTTTGTGCTCCTGTTAATTCTTTTTGCATTAAATTAAAAGAGCACTTCCATTTTGTTTTGGAAGTACTCGTTTCTTTTTCTGTACTTATCATTTCGACTTTTCTTTTTGATACCCTAAATTTTGCATTTTCTAAAAAGCCTCCATCTACTACTGGAACTTTAACATCCAACATAAATGGATTTTTATATGTCTTCTGTATAAGTTGTTCTGCTTCTTCTTCTGTGTTAAAATCCCAACTCATAGAAAGCTTTAAAAGTCCTACTGCAATGGGATTGTCTATTAAAGAACCATCAACAGCAGAAGAATAACTGTCTTTATCTGTGTCTTCTATGTCTGCTGAATATGTACTTGGTGTCGGTAAATTTTCTGTTTTTCCATGTTCTCTCCATAACATAATTTTATCCTCCTACTAATGCTTCTATATCTTTTCCTGATTGTCTTTTCATGTCTCTTAAATTGTCTAATAATATTTGTCCTAGTTTTGTACTTCCTACATTTACTGTAAGATTTATAGGTCTATCGCTATTTTCATTATTATAGTTTGATAAAACATCTTCAAATGTTTCTCTCATTATATTTTGTGGTGTTGTTATCTCTGGGTTATTGCTTGCTCCTGCATATTCTCCGAAAACTGCTAGTGTTTTATCGTAAGCAACATTTCCCTTTGCTAATCTTGGTAATGATACTTCACTCATATAGCCGATATTAAATCCAAATTTTTTTCCTCCCATTCCTGGAACCCAGTCTGGAATGTCGAAACTTAAATTATTCATTGCCGATATTACCTTATTTATTCCTCTTACAACACCGTTTGCCATACCTTCAATTCCACCTAAAATAGAGTTTATAATTCTTTTTATTGTGTTCCATATTCCATTAAATATATTTGTTACTGTAGTTTTTAACCCATTCCAAACATTATTCCATATGTTTTTTATTCCATTAAGTACATTTGAAATGGTATTCTTTATTCCATTTATTACATTTGATATTATTGTCTTTATTCCATTCCATATTGTGTTTGCTAACTGTTTTATCCAGCTCCATACAGTATTCCAGATATTTTTTATTACATTTAATACAGACACTATAATATCTTTAATAATATTAAATATTGTTACTACTACAGTTTTTAAGGCATTCCATATACCTATAAAAAATTCTTTAATTCCATTCCATGCTCTTTCCCAATCTCCAGTAAATACTCCTATTATAAAATCTAATAAACCAGATAGTGCATCTATAACATAACCAATAACATTGATTATTTCTGTTACTACTGGAGTAACTATATTTAATACAAATTCTATTACCGGAGATAAAAAAGATATTATCGAACTTATGGCCGTAACTAGTTTAGAAATGCATCCTAATAATTTAGAAAAAGTTTCCCTTCCTCCATTGTCCCATATTTCCTTTAATTTTTGTGTTACTAATTCAAACCATCCTGATAGTGTTTCACATATTCCAATTATTGAATTTGCAAACTCTTGAAAATTTTCGCTTGAAGTCCACTCTTCTATTGTTTTATAAAAATCTTGAACAATTGAAATTAAATTATTAAACCCATTCCATAATTGTTGTATTATTTCGGTTCCGCCATTGTTTTGCCATGCATTTGCAAATGCAGTATTTATATTTCCTATAATATTAAATATGGATGTCAACGCCTGAAAATATATACCTAAAGTTTTTTCACCCGTTCCATTTAGCCATACTTCTTTAAAACTTTTTCCTATTGTTTTTATTAGTGTTATATTGCTGTTAAATGCATATTCCATACTTTTCAGTAATGGTTTACCATATTGACTCCATGATTTTTGTATAGGTTCAAATAATGGTAAGAGATTCTTTTTTACCTTATCAACCCATCCCATCATTTGATTATCCATTTTTGATAAATCAAAACTAGGTGCTGTTGTTCCTCCACTTCCACCATCCGAATTATCTTTGTCTGAAATATTATTTATTTCACTATGGACACCTGCTAATGCTTTCGTTTCTTGTTTTGCTTTTTTTGCGCTCCCTGCCATACTGGCATACGAATTAGCACTTGCTTTTGCAAATATATTTACTCCTGTTAATGCATAAGCAACGCTTTGAATAGCTTTCATTAATTGATATACTAGATTAGTAACAAATTGAATTACTGGTGCTAGTGCACTACCCATAGCATATTTCATATAATTTATGTTTGCACTTAATTGCTTTGCTCCTGCATTTTGGCTAGATAGCCATGCATTTGCACACCCACTTAATATTGAATAAATTCCTCTTAATGAAAATAATGCCATTGCATATTTTAAAACATGTCCTAATCCGTTTTTTAAACCTGTTCCCATTCCTTTTATATTATTAGTTATATTTTGAGTGATTTTAGGTAAACCTTTAAAACTGTTTTTCATATTTGATATGCTTGGCTTTACTTGATCTATTTTTTGTTTAAATCCACTAAAAAAACTAGTCAAGGAAAATTGACTAGTTGCTGTTTGATTTATTTCTTGTTTTAATTGTGACATTTTGCTTTTAGCTTCAGTTAATTTTTTGTTATACATTTCTATTTCTGTATACAACTTTTGAGCTTGACTATCTAACGAGGTAAAGTCTTTATTTGAAGCCAATGCATTATTTACAACAGTGTCCATTGATTTATCATTTTTTGATATTCCATCTGGCACTATTTGATTTCTCGTATCATTTACTATCTTATCCATTTGTGGATTTATTATGTCTAACCTCATTTGTCGACCAGTTATCTTCTTTTGTAGACTATCTATCTCTTTTTCTAATTGAGATATTTGTTTTTCTGCTTCTTTATTATTTACTTTTATCGCTATTTCATTGTTTTCTGAACTTTTCCTTAAACTTTGCATTTTCTTTTTGGCTAAATTAACTGCTTGTTGCAGTTTACTTGTCATTGCTCTAGTATCTACTTTTGAAAAAGCCTCTTGTGCTTGCTTTATTGTTTGTTTTATGGCTGGTAAAAACTTTCGAAACTCTTTTAAAGCCTCTTCTACTTGTGCTGTTACAATTATCTCAATTTCTTCTACTGTCATATTTTCACCCTCTTTCTTTTTTAGGCATAATAAAAAGCACCAGATTTAATCTGATGCCAAATAAAAAACACCTGCATCTGCAAGTGCTTTACTTTTGTTATTTTACATTAACATAATTATCCATAGAATTATTTATAGCTTTTCTTATTTTCTCTGGATTTGACATGTAGTTAAAATTATAATTTCCTCCTGCAGTGTTAATACTTATAGTCCCATAATTAAATATTTTTCCTATTAATCCTTGTGTTACTTTAACAGAAGTGATTTGTTCTATTCTACTGTCCATTCTCTCTGTCTTTATAAGTCCTGTCTTGCCCTCTACTCTTCTATTAGTTATAGTTAGTCTTGTCGTTAAAATTGCTATTAAAGGTTTCCAAATTGTAAAAATCCCTACAATAAAACACATTGCTATTAAATGTGGCACAATTACTATCCATGCAGGTTTTTCACTTAATAAAATTTTTTCATCCATATAATCTCACCCTAATAATAATACCATTTTTTTACAAATATTGCAATACTTTTTATTTCTTTTCCGTTATCATAAGAAGCCTCATCTTTTTTGCTATTTCTTCTGGTGACTGAACATATTCTTTTTCTTCATCTTTAAATAAATTCTTATAATTATCTCGAATAGGAATTATTTTTGGATTTCCGGATAAACTATCTGCTCTTATCAATTTATTTGTTACGGCTTCTTGTAAATTAATTTCACATTTTAGATCATCAATATTTTTAGTTAAATGAGTTTGACAATAAATATTAATTTCTGAATACCTGCTATTCCAAAATTCAAATGGCTTTATATTAAAGTAATATGCCAAAGGCTCTGTTGCATAAATCAATTCAATTAAGTTATTAGCATTTTTTATCTTTAAAATTATATCATTTAGCCCCTGAAACCTTGAAATTGTTCTTCTGCTATTTTGCTCATTGCATTCTCTGCTGATTTTTGAACTAATTCGTTCATATTCATTGTTGATAAAGGATTTGATATCAACTCTTTTAGTTCTTGCTTTGTCATTTTCTTTTTGAAAAAACCCTCTTCATTCAAAGCCTCCGCAATTTTTAAATATAAATCATTTACAACTATTCCTTCTTTTCTGCAATCGTCTATAAAATCATATACTTCATCTATTGAATTAAATGCACTTTTCTCATCTTCTGTTTCTGCTAATTTTAATATAATTTTAGCCAAAGCTTCTATATCGCATATAGCATAAGCTTTTGTAAATGCCTCTTCAAAATTTTTGTTTTTTAGTAGATTAGCTATTTCTACTATTTTTCTTGTTTTTAGCACTAAATTAATTATTTTATTTTTTGTTTCTATTATCATTTATTTTTCTCTCCTTTGCAAAAGAGAGAAGGCTTATTCTGCCTTCTCAATATTTTCTTCTGTTGTGCTAGTCTTTTTTATTGTTCTGCTCCTAGCACTTAACTTCGCAGAACTAGTCTGTGGGAAACCCTTTATTTTCTGTTATTGCAGAGCTTCTATAAATTGTTAGTTTTGATTTTAACATATCGTCTATTGCAATTTCACTCATTCCTACATAACATGTTCCTGTAAAGTACCATGTTAATGGTTTCCCTTCTGTTGATGCTGTTTCTTCTGGCAATTGAATTGCCCAATATCCGTTTGTTTTTGCTGTTTCTACTGCTTTTAATTCATCGTATTGATCTTCTTTAAATAATATTTCTATTTCTAAGTTTTCTGCTTTTTGTCTGCCTTCTGTTTGTCTTTCGTCTGGTATGTCTAAAGCACTATATGTTATTCCCTCTGGTGCTTTTAAAAATTCTGGTATGCTTTGTACGAAAGCTACTTGTTTTCTTTTAGTTGAATCTTTTAGATCTACTAATGTATCAGCATGAAATAGTTTTGTTAATGTACTTGCTTTTGGTTCTGGCATTTAAAATTCCTCCTTATTATCTTATAAAATTAAAAGAGTCCGTTATAGAGTTATAACGAACTTCAAATATTATTGTTATACCGTATTTTTGCAATATTTGATCATATATTGCAGGACTGGTACTTATCCTTGTAAAATTATATTCTTGAAGTTTTATATCAACTTCATCTGTCATTTGCATTGCTTGACGTTGCTTTTCGTTCCAACAAGTTATTGATATTTGAAACATAGAAAGTATTGGAAATGCTCTTTCTGTCTTGCTTACAGACTTTAAAGGTGTATGTAACTCTAAACACGGAAACTTGCTTGTTGTTATTGGATTCGTTAATATTTGTTTATATTTTAAAGCTTCTAGCTTTTCATATATAAGGTCGCTAAATTCTTTTATACTTAAATCTTTCATTTACAACACTCCTCCAACATTTCTTTTAACTTTTTCTTTGCTATTTCTGCGTTTTCGTTTCTACTTTTAAATTCTGCATCTGACATAAAATGATTAGCCTTACTTCCTACTGCTACATAAAACTGTCCATCGCCTATTGTCACAATAGGATAATTTAATGTTCTTCCTACTTTGTTTACAGGAATAAACCATTCTGTATAACCACTTTCAATAAAGTGCTTTGTTTTTCCTATGTGCTCTTGTTCTGCGTATTGTCCTGTTCCAAAATATTCAAACCACAAATAAGATTGTCCATTTTCAGTCATAAATTTAGAAGGGTCCGCATAAACCCTTCCTTTTACTTTTTTAGTCGACATATCAATCATTTCTACTAATATGCCCTCATCTTTATGACCCTTTTCTAATCTTACTGCATATCCTCTTATGTTCTTTAATATATCTTCTGTAGATTCTTTTGCTATTTGAGGTAGCTTCCTCATTATATTATCTATATTCTTAAAATTATGCTTTACTTTTATTTTACAGCCAAAGTTTATCATTGTACTTTCTCCATTCTATAAACATACGTGCTACCTATTTCATTTTTATCTAGTACACGGTATTCAGGAATAAACTTCTTTGAGTTTGAGATATTTTTAAATGATATTCCATCGCCTTTTTGTATATTATAATTCCTTGTACTTCTACCTTTATAAATACTATAATCTACTTCCCCTGTTGACTTTTTATCTAACTCATTTACGTCTTGTTGCATATTTAGCCAAGCTTGTCCTTTATACTTCCATACTTTATCAGGTTCTCCGTGGTCTTCTATTTCTTCATATTCTGATATATATACTTTAGTTAAATCTCGTAATAGCACTACTTAATCCTCCTTAATCCAGATTTTATAATGTCATTTCTTAACTTTTCTATAGTATCTTCAAATGAACTTGAAATGGAACCTTCTCCACGACTTGTTAAGCCTTCTGCTCCTCTAGTCAAGTAGATAGCTTTTGTAGCTTTTTTTATGTATGGAAATAGTTTAACATCATTTGCTGGTCTATTAGAAATATCAGAGGCAATAGAACTTACTTCCTCTAATATTTCATTTAAGACTTCTTCATCATCTTTATAGTTAGTTCCTAAATCATCTATTATCTTATCTATACTATTGGTTTCTGCCATTTCTATTGCCTCCCTAATTATTCTTTTTCAGCTTTTGGTTTAGCTTCTTTTGTTTCTTTCTTCTCAGCTTTTGGTTTAGCTTCTTTTGTTTCTTTCTTCTCAGCTTTTGGTTTAGCTTCTTTTTCTACTTTGTTTATTTTTAGTCCTATAAATGTTGACATTTGTTTACCTCCTAACCTTCATATGAGCAGTATACACCTGCTAATTTGTTTTCATATACATGCCCATATAAGTTGTTGTTTCTATATTTAAATACGTTGTCATCTCCATTTTGGTCTTCATCTGGTGTAAAGTATTTTATGTATTGATCCATAGCTGTTACTGCAGCAGATTTTTCAACACATAAGAAGTTTATATCTTTTCCACCTTCTACAAATTCATAATAATCTGATGTTGAAGGATTTCCTGATGGAGAACTTACTTTTGAATATGTTCCAGAAGATTCTGTATAATAATTTTTACCTGATACTACAGCTGTATCTGTTGACTTAATATATGAATCTTTTGCTTTTTGGTATCCATAATTTTCTTTTCCATTGTTTAATGTTACTGCTGTATACATTCTTGTTTGTGGAACTTCAATTATTGTAGCAAATCTTTCTAATACTTTTTTAGATTTAGTTGTGTCTAAATCATCTATCATTCCTTTTAATGTTGGTGTTATGAATAAGATTCTGTTTTCTGTCGAAACTTCATCTTCATCCATTTTATTTATACATGCTCTTAATGCTGTTACAACTCCTGCACCGTCAGAAATAGTTTCTTTCTTTGTTGAAATTCCTGCTACTCCTGCTATTTTTGCAATTCTTGCAGCATCAGTTTCTGGAACTACTTTTGTTCTTACAAATTCTCCAGATAATCTTGCAAAAGGTAATCCTAATGCTTCTTGGTTGTCTAGTCTATCAATTCTTAAGTCTTGGCTTCTTTCTTTGTCATATTTTACTGTTTCCCATACAAATTTTGTTGAACCTTTTGTGTATCCATCATTTCTTGAGAAATCTCCTAAACCATCCATGTCTAGTTTAGCTACTTTTATTTCTCCATTTAATCCTTTTTGTACTGTTGTTTCATCTCCATCTAATATAGATGTTTTTGCTTCGTTTTTATATACCTCATCTAGTTTAGGTAAATAAATTGTTGATAATTCGATATTATTCATTCTTCATTCTTCCTTTCTTATTTTAGTCCCATTGCCCTTCTTATTGCTTCATCAGCACTTGGTTTGTTGCTAGATGGGTTTGGGTTATATGGTGGTTTCTCTTTTGACCACTCATTTACTGCTTTTTCTACAATTCTGTCTTGAATTGACTTTATAAGTTTTGTTTTTTCTTGTAACTGCTCTGCTGTCATACTTTCATAATCAAAAAGATTTAAGAACTCTGGGTCAAATGCTGTGTCTTGTGTTGTTGCTATTTTTAAAGCTTCATCTTTTAAATCTCTGGCATTTAATTTTTTTTGCATTGCCTCATAATCTTTTTGTTGTTTTTGCAATTGATATTGTAATTTTTCAGTTTCGTTCATTTGTGCTAGTCTTTCTGCTTCTGATTTTTCAGCATCATTTTTAGCTTTCCAACCTTCCTGTGCTGTTTGAATAGCCTTTTGAACTCTTCTGTCAAATTCTGCTTGATTCTTTCCATCCTTTAAGAAATCATCAAATGTTACAGGATTATTATTTGTTCCTGCATTCTGATTATTTGCTCCCGCTGGTTCATTATTTGCCCCAGTATTAGCATTGTTTGGATTATTATCTTGTCCTTCCATTTCCTACTCCTTTTGCCCCAGCCATTGCCTAAAGCCCCAGCCATTGCGAATTTGTATTCTGTTGTTCTTTATAGCCTGCAACCAGTAAAAAGGCATAAAAATAAGAGCTACGTCTAGCTCTTGATTTATAATTTTAAAATATTAATAACTTATTTATTATCTTTATTCTTTGCTTTCATATATCCTTCTGCAAAATTATATTTAAATACCCACATAACTGGTCTAAATATTGTAATTACCGTAAATATAATCCAATACCAAGTTGGCATTTGTAATTTTATGCTTAATATTAAAACTAATAACCACATATTATTTTTCCTCCCTTGTTACTCCTTTTATAGCCCAAAATTGTGCTTCTTCTAATTTTGTTAATGCTAATGATGTTTCTCTACTTGACTTACACTTTAAATCTATTTCATCATAGATAATTGAGAAGCATTCTCTTATATGTTGTATTCTATTATTTTTTTCTTCATCTACTGCTAAATATTTTGCTCTATCGTTCATTTTTCCACCTTCTTTCCATAATAAAAGCACCTACTTGCTAGTAAGTGCTAAAATATAGTTTTATTTAATTTATTTTTTCTTATGCTTTCTTGTTCTTCTTTTAGTAACTCTTCATATTCTTCTCGTATATCTTCAGGTGTATTCTCTTTTAGTTTTGTCCTGTTTCCATTTTCATCTTCTTCATCTGATAACCAATCTAACCATCTAGGATTTAATATCATTTATACCATCCCTTTCATTGTCTTTACTATTTCTTTACTTAAGACACTTGCACTTTTACCATTTCTGTAAAAGTCTGAAAATGCTTCTCCTATTGTTTCACTCCATTTACTTGTTGCATATTTAGAAATATTATTTCTTAATATGTTTTGTGTTATTTTATCATTAATTCCTAAATTGTTAAATGCTTTTGTTACGATTTTCTTTGCTGTTATATCATTATTCCAGTCATTTATTATTAAATTAATATCTGTATAACTGTTTTTAATTATTTCGTATGTAACGCAATGCCCTAATTCATGATTTCCTATATCTTCATATTTTGTATTTTTGGGATGAAAGCCTCTTCTTACATCTTCTTTGTATTGTTCTTTTAATATATTTACAT